ATATCAAGAGGTACAGCAGCACATCATATAGATACATTATATTTTGTAGTAGGTGGAGACCTAATAAACATGGATACATTTGGAGGAGCAACAACAAGTGGTACACCTGTAGATAATTCTATGAGTGCTACAAAGGCTTATGAAGCTGCTTTTGATGCAATGCACTGGGCTATAAATTATTTAGTACAATGTTGTGATAACTTGGTGGTTGTATATATTCCCGGAAATCATGATAGATTATCTTCATTTCATTTAGCACATGCTTTATCTAAATCTATTGTATGTGATTCTATAACTTGGGATATAGAATATAGTGAAAGAAAAGTGCATGTTTGGGGTTCTAACTTTAATGCTTTTGAGCATGGTGATAAACATAGCAAAAATAATCCTTTAATATATGCTTCTGAATACCCTAGAGAGTGGGGTAGCACAATAAATAGAACCTTGTTTAAAGGTCACTTGCATACTGATAGAAAAGTTGCTTATATGACTTCTAATGAGACTGCAGGATTTGTAGAAAAGACTTTACCAAGTTTAAGTAAAATGGATTATTATCATTATTCTAATAAGTATATAGGTAATAGAAGAGCGGGTAAATTAGAATTGCAACATCCAACAATGGGTAATATTTGTGAATTAAGTTATTCCCCTCAAGATTTAGATTGATTTAAACTTTTTTAAATAGTGTTTTTTTTGTAAATTATAATTGTAAACTATGATCAATAATTTTAAAAAACCTAATTTGAATGCTCCTAGATATAGGAAAAAAAGATTGGGTTTATTAAATGGAGAATTAATTAAAAATTTTAAAAATGAATATCCTCATTATGAGAATATTGATAATAACAAATTAAAAGAAATAATTAAGATATATAATGATAAGTTATGGAATGGTGTGATTGATAATAGAGATGGTGTTGAGCTACCTAATTCATTAGGTTATTTGTTTATAGGTACATGTGCTCCATCTAAGTCAGTTAATACCAACTATGCATTATCAAAAGAATATGGCAAAGTTTTACAAAATAAAAATTGGGAAACGGATGGTAATATAGGTAAAATATTCTATACTAATTGGTCAACAAAGTATAGATTCCAACATAGAGAGCTTTGGAGATTTACAGCAAGTAGAAACTTTAAAAGAGCAGTTGCTAAAGCATATCCAGAAAATTGGAATAAATACAGAGTAATGAAAAACAAATATAGAATTGCACACCTTTTTAACTTTGACCCAAAAGAATCAGAGCTAGATGGCTATGATGAATTTAAAACTTAAAATAAAATGACAAAGATAGGAGATGTAATATCTAGGGTTAGGGGTCAATTAAAACTAGAAGTTCAAGATGCTTTTATAACAGACCGTTATATATATAGTGTTATTTTAAAGTTTGCACAACTTTACATGAGGCGTCAAGATAATGCTAATAAACTAATGAAGTTTAATAGTGTATGGCAAAGTTTACCTTATATAGAATTAATTGAAGTAGATAAAATAGAAGCTCATTGTGCAGGTATACGTTCTGGATGTACAATTAAAAGAACAAAGGATAAGCTTCCTACTTTTATGGAAGGTTATTGGGGCCCGTTAATTAGAACAGTTAGTTCTATTGATGGATCTATTGAGTTGCAACCTACAAATCCTGGTACATATACTTCAATGACTAAAACAACTTCCTTTAGATATAATACAACTAAATATTATTGGTATTTAAATGGTTACTTGTATATGCCTAATATTGATTGGGATGCAATTAAATTAGAAGGTGTATTTGAAGGGGATATTTCTAAATGGACATGTGATGAAGATGATGATTGTGTTCCAAGATATTTACAACAGTTTTTTGTACCAGAGTTTTTATTTGCAGAAATAGAACAACAGGTATTATCTGTAATGTTAAATATGATGAAAGTACCATCAGATGATTCAGATGACAAAAAAAATATAGCAAGATAAATTATGAAGAAGTCAACTAAAAAAAGTACTGTGAATTCATCAGGTAATTATACAAAACCTGGTATGCGTAAAAAGTTATTTGAGCAAATTAAAGCAGGTAGTAAAGGTGGTGCACCTGGACAGTGGTCTGCACGTAAAGCTCAAATGCTTGCTAAACAGTATAAGGCTAAAGGTGGCGGATACAAAAGTAAAAAGTAATAATTATGAAAGCTAAAAAAAGTAAAGCGGCAAAGCCAATGGCTAAGAGTGTTTATAAAAAAGGAGGAGCTACTACAAAGTCAGTAAAAGCTCCTGCTGGTTTTCATTGGATGAAAGATGGATCAGGTTATAAGCTAATGAAGCATACGGGAAAGTTTGTGAAACATCCTAGTGCATCATTGACTGCTAAATTTAAGATCCAAAAAAGACATAAGTAATGGCTAAGACTAAACAACAAAAAAGTTTAGACAGATGGACTAAGCAAAAATGGAGAACTGCTAGTGGTAAACCTTCAACGCAAGGTAGTAATGCTACAGGAGAAGTATATGCGCCATCTAAGACCATTTCTAAGCTTAAGAGTACTGCGGCAGGTAAAAAGAAATTAGCAGCCGCAAACAAGAAAAAAAGAGCTGCTACAAAAGCAGGTAAACAACATGCAAAGCATGGTTTACATAAGGGTAAAAAAAGATAAAGAATGGCTAACGATAAACAAAATAAACAAAGAAGATTCTATCTAGATGGATATGCTCAACATCCTGAGTGGTATACTTGGCATTATGAAATGCTTAAGAAACTAAAAGATATTGATAGTAACACTAGTGGTGATATAAATGTATCATTTGATGGTGCTGCATCAGATGCTTTTGGAAGATTAAGAGTTAGTAATCCATTTACATTATTTGATTCTAATTCTAGATATGGTTATAATGAGGATTGGTCTAGAGCGGAAACAGGTTCTGTAAGTTTTGCATATAATGCAGATGAAGGCTTGGAAGAACTTAATGTTGCTGCTACAGGTATAGGTTGGGGAATTAGACGTACAAAAAAATATTTTCCTTATCAACCTGGTAAATCTTTGTTAGTTTTAAACACATTTGTTTTTGGGACAGCTCAAGCAGATTTAACTCAGAGAGTTGGTTATTATGATAATGATAACGGTTTATTTGTTCAACTTACAGATACATTAAGTTTTGTAAAAAGAACAAACATTTCAGGTACTCCTACAGATGTTGTTGTAAATCAAGCTGATTGGAATGTAGATAAACTAGATGGTAGTGGACCTTCTGGGTATACTTTTGATTCTACAAAAGCTCAAATATTCTGGATGGATATTGAATGGCTTGGTGTTGGTACTGTAAGAATGGGATTTGTAATTGATGGTCAGTTTATTGTTTGTCATAAGTTTGATCATGCAAACATTATTACGGGTACATATATGACAACTGCAACACTTCCTTGTACTTATGAGATGTTGGCAAATGCAACAGTTTCAGCTACAACATTTAAAGCAATTTGTTCTACTGTTATATCAGAAGGAGGTTATGAATTGTTTGGTGAAAAACACACTGCTTATACAGATATTTCAAGTCCTACAAGTTTTGCTCTTGCAAATACATATTATCCAGTTGTTGCTGTTTCACTAAAATCTGGTAATTTAGGTGGGGCAGCTTTAATAACTAACATATCAATGGTTGGTTTAGGTAATGGAAAATATTATAGTTGGAGATTAAAAGAAGTGGTAAGTACGGGAATTACCGGTGGATCATGGTCAGGTACAGGAATTGTTGAAGCTAATACTACAGCAACAAGTGTTACAGGTGGCTCTGTTGTAGCAAGTGGTTTTACAAGTTCATCAAATCAAGGGTCACCTGTAATTACACTTGATAAAAGCAGTTTATTTGGATTACAATTTAAGTCTATAAATATACCTGAGTTTTCTGTAGAAAGTTCAATAGCATATGTTTTAGAAGTTGCTGTATCTACAACTGGTGGTGATGAAGGTGTATATGGTTCAATTGATTGGCAAGAAGTAGTAAAATAATATATTATGAAAAAGAAAGATTCAAGATTAACAAGAGCAGGGGTATCTGGTTATAATAAACCTAAACGTACACCGAGTCATCCAAAGAAGTCACATATAGTTGTAGCTAAAGAAGGTGATAAAGTTAAAACAATACGGTTTGGTGAACAAGGTGCAAAAACAGCAGGTAAACCTAAAGCAGGTGAATCAGATAAAATGAAAAAGAAACGTGCTTCATTTAAAGCAAGACATGCTAAAAATATTAAAAAAGGTAAAATGTCAGCAGCTTATTGGGCAGATAAAGTAAAATGGTAAGTCATGAGTGTATCACATAAATATAGAACGTTTGATCAATTGTATGAAGATGTAACAATAGATTTTTCTACATATGCATTAGAAGGTATGATTGAACCTCAACAACTAATTAAAGTTGCAACAAGAGTTAACTATGATTTAGGTTTAAGAATTCATAGAACTAAAGAGGTTGTATTAGATGTTGAGCATGGGAAAGCAAAACTACCTACAGATTTTGCTTACTTAAACTATGCATTTATGTGTGGTGATTATACAGTAACTTCTAGAATGCCATCAGGTACACATGTTGAAACAGATAACCCTGTACCATATGTACCCGCACCAGGTGAATCTGGACCATGTGAAGATCCAGAATGTAGAGATGTATGTGTTATTAAAACATGTGAAGACAAAAATCAATATCAATTAGTTCAAAGAATTGGTGCGTCACAGTATAGAACATACTCTGCTTTTTACCCTTTATCAATACAAAATGTAAATGATACAACTTGTGATTGTGCAAATGTTGGTGAACAAGCACCAAATGTAGCAGAAATAAAAGATGGTTTCCTTATTACTAATTTTACTACAGGTAAAGTGTATATGAGTTATCAAGGGGCTATGGAAGATGCTTCTGGTAGTTTACTTGTTTTGGATCATCCATATTGTAATGAGTATTATGAATATGCTTTAAAGCAAAGAATTTTAGAAAATATGTTATTTGCTGGTGAAAATGTTTCTAATCAATTAGGTTTAATTGAAGGACGTTTAAGAGCTGCTAGAAATAATGCATTAAGTTTTGTTAATACACCGGACTTTAAAGAACTACAAAAGATGTGGTGGACTAATAGGAGAGCTCAATATCACAATTACTATAATATGTTTAAAAGTTATCCAACTCTATAATACTATAAGTAATGGCAAAAAGTAATAACTTAAATTCAAAGGTTTCAATTACAGAAACTAATACTTTTGTAAAAGGGATGAATAAAGATTTTCATCCTAGTTATGAACCTAAACAGTCTTGGTCTCATGCAAGAAATGCTGCTAACAACTCTGTAGACGGTGATGTTGGGACAATTGGTAATGAACCTGCTAACTTAGCTTGTGGTCAAGTTCCTTATACAATAATAGGTGCAATACATTTATATGCAGATCAATGGGTATTATTTTCAACAGATGATATAAATTCTGAGATTGGTTTATTTGATGATAGTGAATGTAAGTATGAGACATTAGTGAATGATCCATGTCTTAACTTTAAAAAAGAATATTTAATACAAGGTGCATCAAAAGAAAACTTTGATTGTTCATGGCAGATTTATTGGGATGACTCTAATAATCCTTCTAGAACCTTAAACATAAATGACATTCCATATATCCAGACTATTGTAAGCCCACCTGGTGCAGACTGTATTGAATATGAGGATACAACAGATTTAGATTGTGAAAGGTTAAGGTTAGCTCCATTAGTAGATACACCTATAATTAAATTATCAAGGGCTACAGATGGTGGTGCATTAAGAAATGGCTCATACCAAGCTTATATTGCTTATACAGTAAATGAACAAAGAGTAACAGATTATATTGGTTTGTCTAATGTTCAAAGTATTTTTGATCATGATGGTACTGCTGGATCTCTAGATATAAAGATTTCAAACTTAGATAAAGAGTTTGAATTTTTTGAATTGGTAATTCTTAGCAATAATCAAAATAATTATGTTGCTAAGAGAATAGGTTTTTATAGTACAGAAACACAATCAATAGGTATTGATTACATTGATCAATCATTAGATAGTGTATCATTAAAATTATTACCACTTAGATCACCTGCATATGAGAAATCAGATGCAATGTTTGTGGTTAATGACTGGCTTATAAGAAAAGGTCCCACAGAACAATTTGATTTTAATTACCAGCCTATAGCAAATCAGATTAAAACGGAATGGGTTATTGCAGAATACCCTGAAGATTATTATAGAAAAGGTGGTAACAAAACTAGTTTTTTACGTGATGAGCAATATGCTTTTTTTATTAGATGGATATATAACACAGGAGAAAGATCAAGTTCATATCACATACCTGGTAGAGCACCACGTGTTAATGGTAGAAATGAATGGGGTGCAATAATAGATGAAACTCAAACAGCTTTGAGTGTAAATGCTTTGGATTCAAGTGAAATGAATTTCCAAGTATTTAATACGGCTTCTGTAACAGGTGTTGGTGGTAATCTTACAGATGATGGTGGTATTATATATGCTAAAGGGGATATGGCTTATTGGGAGTCTACGGAAAAATATCCAGCCACACAACCAGAAATATGGAATGCAACATATACAGATCCTGATACGGGTGTTAATATAGGTGGAACCGGCAATACTGAATTTGATTTATGTGGTAAATATATAAGGCATCATAAAATGCCTTCAGAAAATATAAACAGTGGTACTACAAGTAGTCTAACTTCGGTTTTTGGTAATGTTCTTAATGCTGACAATTTTGGTATAAGACTTATAGGTGTACAATTTAGTAATATAAAACCTCCTGTATATAATGATGGTACTATTATACCTAACATTGTAGGATATGAAATATTAAGAGGCTCAAGAGAAGGCAATAGATCTATATTAGCTAAAGGTATATTCCGTAATATGAGGGAATATACAATTCCGGAAGGTGGTTTAAACTTTGGTGAAAATACAGGACTGTACCCTAACTATCCTTATAATGATTTAAGACCTGATATATACTTTCATGATGGAAGTTCACCAGACAATAGAACAGATGGTTGTGATACATTTGTGCAATCTGTAAATAGCTATCCACCTTTAACAGGATATAAAAAAGATCACTTTACATTTTCATCACCAGATTTAATGTTTAAGAAACCTTTCTTAAATGCATATGAAACAAAAATATATGGTGAGCTTACAGGTTATTCTATTGGTCATTTTATAAAATCAGAAAACCATCCACAAAATAAATTATTAAGAAATGGTGGTGCTTTAGTTGCAGGTCTTATTGGTATTGGTTATGCTATTAGTAGAGTAAAAGGTGATAACACTTATGGTCTTCAATCTGCATCTGCACATACAGATCCAAATATACAAATTACAGGCTTAACAAATTCAATTCCTGCTGGTAAAGTTCCAGCGGCAGCTGCAGCAGGTGCTGCAGCAGGTGGAGCATCTGGGGCATCAGCTCTTATATTTAGCGAATTATTAGATGATTTAACTTCTATTGGTTCATTATATAATACGGGTGGTTCTTTTCTTAACCAGGTTAATTTAAGATTAAATCATGTTGCTAATACTGCTGTTGCTGCAGCACCAGGTGTTGATAGTGGTAAATATTATGAAAACTATAGTGTAACCCATCCATCTGGAGCATTACCAAAGATTATAAATCTTTTTTTAGGTGGTATAATTGCTAGAACAAATATTGCAACAGGTGCTCAAGAAATAGTTGATTTATTTTATAATCTTATTAAAGAAGATGATTTTGCATTTAAACATAATTCACATGGTTTTTATGATACATTTGTAAAAAGACAAGCATCTCAATTATTTAGATCAAAAAATATAGATTCAAATTATATTGGTAGTACATTTCAAACATTTAATGGTTTTAAAATAAATAACTTATTTAGACCTAGTACAGTTGCTGTAGCAACAGCCGTTTTATTTGAAGATCCTTCTGTTCAAGATAGATCAAGATATACAGTAGGTGGTGGTGGTGGTACTAATGCTTTTGGTAGTTTTGGTAATACATTTATGAGGGATCCTGAAAGGGAACAAAGAAAACCAATATCTGCATTATATGGCGCATTAAAATTTAATTTTGAAAATCAATATGGACAGTTAGATTCTATTAAACAAATTCAAATGAGAGGTTCAATTGAATTAGTTAATCCAACAGATCCTAGAGAAACATTTAGTACCGGGCCTATTTTTGCAGGTGATGTATATATAAATAGATATACTGAGAAAACTATAATGCCAATATTTGCTGATTTTTTAAATGGGCAGCCTGATCAGTTTACATATAATTATTTACAACGTATTAATATACCATATCCAAGATTTTGGATGAATACAAGAAAATATGATACAACAGAACTTGCTAATGCAATTGTAACCTTGGGACTTGGAAGTAGTGGTAATGCTTTACCAAATGATTTATTTTATTTAGACCGAGGAGACAATACTTGTGGAAATTTGTATAATTTATTTGGAGGTAATGGTTTAAATACAGCATTTGCAATGAGACATGCATATATGTATACTCATGTAAATGGTATCCAAGATTTCTTTGTTGAGTCTGAATATAATTTAGCACAACGTGATTGGGGAGAAACTAATGAAAAGAGATTTTATGATCCATATGAATATGCTAATGTTGATGATTTATTTCATGCAGATATAATTAAGAAAGATAATTTTTATCAGTATGATATGTCATTAAGTATATCAAAGTTTCTTACACAAATAATAAGTTTTGGAAAAGTACAACCAAGAGACTATGATCCAAAGGTTGCAGAAAAATGTTATAGTTATTATCCTAAGAGACTTATATATTCATTACAAGCTCAAGAAGAATCTAAGAAGGATTTTTGGAGAGTGTTTTTACCAAACAATTACAAAGACTTTAAGAATCCAGTTAATGTAATTAAGCCTATTAATAAGAGTGGTGCATTAATATTTTTCCCATATCAATCACCACAAATGTTCCAAGGTTTAGATACTTTAAAAACTGGACTAGATACTAAACTAACAATTGGGGATGGTGGTTTATTTAGTCAGCCATTCCAGAATATAGTAAACTCTGATCTTTCTAATGAATATGGTTCATGTGAAAGTCATAGAGCTGTTATAAACACACCAATGGGTGTTTTCTTTATATCACAAGCTCAGGGTAAGGTATTCCATTATACAGGTCAATTAGAAAATATTGCCAACCAAGGTATGAAGTGGTGGTTTAATAAATACTTACCATCACAATTAATTCAACAATTCCCTGCTTTAGAAGGTACACCTTTATCTGATAACCCTGTAGTTGGTATTGGATGTCAAGCAGTATATGATATTAATGATGACATAGTTTATTTCTGTAAAAGAGATTATAGAGTAAAGGAAGAATATGTTGACTATATAGAGTACACAGTTGATGGTGGATTTGTTTATAACGGTGTACCAAGACCTTTACTTACTCCGGGTGATCCTCTTGTACCTGTAATACCAGATAATGGTGGTTTAATTCCTGGGTTTACTTTTAATGTAACATTAGGAGATCCTGAATATTTTGAAGATGTATCATGGACAGTTAGTTATGATCCAAAAGCAAAAGCTTGGATTTCATTCCATGATTGGCATCCTGAATTATCCTTACCTAGCATTAACCACTTCCTTACAACTAAAACAGGTAGAAGTAAAACACCATATTGTCCTCCGGGATATTCATATAACCCTCAAACAGAACAATGTGAATCATTGGTGGATGTAACAGAACCTGCTCCAGTTCTTATAGATGAGGTTGGAGCGTTAATATCCGGAGGTCTTGGAAATTGTTTAATTGATATTGTGATTGCTGTAGATACTTCAGGAAGTACTGGTGGAGCTCAACAACCTATTGGATTAGCTGAAAGAGCTTTTGTTCAAGGTTTCTTAAATAATCCTACTATTTCAGCAGGAATGGCTGCAGGTTTAATTCAAGTGGGTATTACACGTTGGGCTAGTGATCAAACATCAATGAATCCATTAGGATTTCCCATGAGTAATACAATTACACCAGCTGCAATTGATACTTGGTATGTATCAAACTGGTCCTCTGGTGGTACTAATATAGGACCTGCATTAGTTCATGCACAAGGTATATTGAATAGTAAAGCTACATCTGAGTTAGGTGATAGAACTAATAATCCTAATTTTAGACAGTATATTTTGTTTGTAACTGATACAACACAAAATACTCCAACAAATACAGGATGTCCTTATCAGTCATCTACTTTAGGTGGTGGTGCTGCTGCTAACCAATATCTTATTGCTTTATACGCAGGAGCGACAAGTGCTACTCCTCCAAATCCAAGTATATTATCAAATATTAGTTGTAACAATGCAGCTTATGAGTTTGGTGTAAATGCCAGTCAACCTGCAACAATTACTGTTGTAGCTGACGCTGTTGCTGGACAAGCATGTGGTCCCCCTGCTGAATGTGAGTGTCCTCCTGGCTATACTTTAGTGTATCCAACTGGAAACACTTACACAGGAATTGCAGGTACATGTGATCCAGAAAATCCTCCAATCTGTAGAAAGGTTGTTTGTGATTGTCCTGAACCACCTGCTAATACAACTGTTACAGAATCTGGACAATGCCCTGATGTATACTTAGCAGGACCTAATGGTGATCCTAACTATGTAAATTCAAATCCTAAACTTTGTTCATATTTTAGAGTAGAGTCTTCTGATCCTAGTTATGAACTAGGTGGTTTGTGGAGACATAACTATAGATGTGATTTATATAATAATTACTATGGTGATTATTATCCGTGGGAAGTAGAACTTGTAGAAAACACAGGTCAGCAAGTTGTTACAGTTAGAAGTTTAGAATACCAATTAGAAACATATGTTTACAAAGGTGATTTATTTAATGGTTGTAGTGATGATAGATGGCATGATTTAGATTTTAACTTTGATGAAGCTATTATACATAATACAGAACAAGTTTCCGGTTTGTTAAAAATAAATGAGCAGTTTAAAAATAACCCTATTATTGGATTAAACTTCCCTAGTATACAACCAAACTATATTGATATTATTTCATCTAAGGTAGAACAGAAATACAGAATAAATCAATTCTGGGATGTTACAAATGATAGAGGTGAATTTACAAATGCTGAACAATCTATATTCTTTACAAGAGGTAATGGGTACATAAGAGATTTAAATGCCGTAAATTTAGATTATCAAAAGTCTGCATTCCAAAGAAAGAAGTTCAGACATTATTATAATAAAGTATTACTTAGAAGAAAGATAGCATCTGATAGAAAGATGTTATTAAAACTAAATAATACTAAACTAAACTATTCATTTAGATAATGAAAAAGAAATTTGAATACTTAGAACGCAGGGGTTTACCGGATGGACCTAATGAAACATTTAGTTATACAACAGGGGTTTTTTCTACAGAAGGTTATAAAAGATATTCCCCTGATGTAAATAATCCTTTTAACATTATTCCTTCTGGTAATATTACTATGAAAGATGTAGACTTTCCAGTTGAGGGTACAGATAATCTAGGTAATAGTATAATGATGAAGCCGGGTTATGATTATAAATTTCCGGGCAACATGGTATTTGAACGTCCTATTAAAGAAGAGAAAGCTGTAAAACCATATGGCAGTATAAATACATTTGGTAATATGACAGTAGCTACAGGTGGTCTTAAATCTAAAAACTTAGATATAGAAGCTAGATATGCAAAGTTATTAGAACAATTAGGAGAATCTACAGGATCTTTTAATTTGGGTGTTAATGCTAAAGCAAATAAAAACAATTATCAGTTTAATATAAACCCTAATATAACTTTATCTGGAGATAAACCACGTATAGGAATTAATGCAGGTATCAAAAAAACATTTAGAAAAGGTGGTGGCTTGCTTACCAAGAACATGAAGTGTAATAATTGCGGATGGTCTTGGAGAGGTGTAGATGGAGGTAAAGATGCAACAACATGTCATAAGTGTGGAGGTAGCGTATTACCAAAGGCACAAAGCGGAAGAGAACAATCAAGGGGTGAAACAAGAAGAACAGCCCCTACATACATAACACCTGAGATGACAGTACAAGCTTTTCCTAATGCTACACCAGCACAGAAAGCTGCACTTAGTACAGGTCCAGGTAATCCTATATACAGGAATGCTAAGTCTCAGTTAATGTTTAATAAAAGACCTGGTAATTTTGCAAATGAAACTGCGGATGCTTTTGGTTATTTAGTAGCAGGAGCACCAATGGAAGGATTACAAACTCCTCAATCACTTTTAGTGGAAGGTATTGAAGCAGCAAGAGGAAATGATTATAACTTTAAAAATGCATTGCCTCAGTATGTTTCAGGTGATACAAATAAACAGAGATTCCCTTCTCAAACTTTTTTACAGAATGCACCCTTTCCTTTACAAGTAGCAGGTGATATACTTATAGACCCATTTGCTGTTGCAGGTGCTGCAAAAGGTGGTATTAATGCAGCTAGGTATGTAAAAAACTTTCCTAAAGCTTTTGCATTAAATTTAGATGATGTTGGTGCACAAGCTTTTAAACCATTAAAAGCTAATCCTTCTTCTAGTAGTGTATCTAAACTAGGTATAAAGCAAGAAATACCTAAACCTATTAAAAAGCAAGAATTAAATAAGTTTGTAAAACAAGAAAGAGAAAAATTATTTCCTGATGATTTAGAAAATGCACCTAAACAAATAGCTCAGGGTACAGATTATTATGGAATGCCAACAACTTTTGAAACAAAGTATCCAAAAATAAACCCTACAAAAGAATATACAAATTTTAAATCCAAAATAAAAGGTACACCAGATGATGATTACTTATTTAGATTGAGTTATGCTGATTACATGAGTTCTAATAAAGGTTCATTAATAGACCCACTACCAATAAATGTACAAAAAGGTTTTACTGGACATTTAGAGAAATTTACAAGACCGTCTGTCCATTTTTCTAAAAATCATATTGTTTCAGCAAATAGTGGTGGTCACTGGATGGACGTTCCTACTATAATAATGTCTAAAGAAGATGATATTTTAAAAACAAATTTAGGTTTTAGGAAAAACAAATTGAGCGCAGATTCAGATACCTGGATTGAAACTATGGGAGATGCAGATGCATTATATTATCCTAAAGAAACTACACATATAATAACAGGTGAACCTAAAATGGCTTTGCAAGCTAAAAAGTTAGGTTATAATGTTTTGTATTCAGACGAATTAAATTCTTTACATAAACAGATAAAAAAATTACAAAAAAAAGAACCATATTTAAAGGTGGATTTTTCCCCAGAGTATTATAAGTTAGCTGATGAAATAAGGGAACTTGAAACCAAAATGAATACTTACAAACAATCTATAGTAAATGATTTAGCTAATACAACAAATAAAATAAATATAAAAGGATTAGATACTAGTAGTTACCCAAATCATTCAGTATTGTCTCAGGCTGAATCTAAAAGGTTTAATTATCCAGATGCTACTTTAGACCCTAAATATGCAAAAGTAGAAGAAACTCCCGCCTTTAAAAATTTAAAGGCTAAAAGTAATGAACTAACTAATCAATATAAAACTTTAACGGAAAAAGGTACAGTTGAAGAAGCTAGAGCTTTTTTTGATGCTGCTGACGGAGACAGAATAGTAAGTCTTGCATCTGCACCAGAGCGTATAGGTTTAAGAAAAAATTCTCCTGAATATTTAAGAGCAATTTCTGAATTTGGTGAAGGTATAAATGCCCCAACTAAAAAAGTTTTTAGACCTGCTGCTAATTTCGAACAGGTACAACAACTTAAAAACTATTATGATATTCCAGAATGGCATGCAAATTTTTTATTAAATCAAAAAAATCCTAAAAAATTAAGTTATACAGGAAATAAATACCGTCTTGGTTTTTATCAAGCTGGCGGCTCATTACCTAAAGCACAAGAGGGAAAAGAAAATATAACATATCTTCCAGACAGGGGTGGTTATCAAGTTCCAGTTGACCTTGAAACTGGAAATATAAAAGGAGGAATATTACCTGAAGTAATAGTGAGTGGAAAGGCTACTCCTTTAGTTAGACATAAGAGAGCTTATGAAACTAATAATCCTTTTGATGCACAACAGTATGCTACATATCTATTTAATAACCCAAAATCAAGAGAAGAGTATTTTGATAGATTTAATAAGGATAGATTTTTTCAAAAATATGGTCAAAGGGGTTATAATGAATTTCAAGATAATGCTTGGAAATATGCAGCTGAACAAAGAATGAGTCAACTTCCACAAGGTAATAGGTCTAGGATAGAATACTTAAATGACCTTACTGCAAAAGAAGAAGAGCTATTTAAAAAATATAATCCTGCATTACAAACTACTTATAGTGCAGATTTTGTGAGAGCTATTAATGCTAAAGATAGAGAATCGTATGACCAATTAAAAGATAAACTTTATAATGGTCCTGAAAAAGACCTTTATACAGAAAGAGAAAAACAAAACATGCTCCAAAATTATAAATACATTGGAGGTGTTCATGGAGGAGATGCTTTGGCTCCATTGACTTGGATGAGTAAACCTATTCAGTCTATATATAGAGATGATTACTCAGGTTATGATGCCCTAGTAGGAAGAAAGAATGATGCAACAATTGTAGAAGATATTTTTACAGACCCAACTGTATTATTTGGTTTAGCAAAATCTGGAGTTACTTTTACAGGTAATTTATTAAAAAATGCTATATTTAAAAATCCTAAATTAGGAATTGGACTTAATAGAGGTGTACGTATAAATAGTTTAGATAATGTAACTATGAGTCCTGGTTTACAAATGGGTGATGTACAAACATTTGGCAATTATATTACAAGAGGTAGAAGAAAACCAGGAGTTATTTCTGATTTTCAGTTTTTTAATAGATTAGGGGAGGGTAGCGAATCTTTACAAAAATCAATAAATAAAAGAATTAAAGATTTAGAATCTGAAGAAGGATTTAGAAGATTAGTTAAGCAAGAAGAAGAGTGGCTTCTATCACAAGGTAAATCTCCTACTTATGCAGCAGACAAAGCTAAAATGTATGCTAAAGCAAGACTTGCAGAATTAAAAAATACATCTAATATTAATGCAGATGCTTATAGATATTTAGAGGAAAATATTTTATTTGGTAATAATAGATTTATAGATAATAAATCATTATATGATAATGCTTATTTTTCACCACATTATAATATGAAAGCATCAGATAATTATTTAAGAATGGAACCTGGGGGAATAGCTACAGGGTATAATTATATTAATAATACTCCTATACAAATGCATGAAATTGGTCATGCTCTTCAGAGAGGAAGAATGTTACCAATTGATTATGAATTAAAAAAAATTATCCGAAAACCAAAATTAAACTCTAATACTTTTAAGGATTATGATTATTTTATGACGGGAAGTATAGGGATGGAACCATCTGCATTTGCTAATGAATTAAGAGAGGCCATGCTTCAAAAAGGATTTATTCCTGATTATTATTCTCCAATAAGTAAGCAGCAGGTTGTTGAAGCTTATAAATATTTTAGAAAAAACCCAATGGGTGTATACAATCCTAAAAATGGTAAGTTTTTAAGTAATACTAGAATTTTTGATTTTATGGATTTCAATAAAGAAAATGTTGAATTGCTTACTAAAAGTTTAAATAAAATTCCGGCATTAGTACCTTTAGTAGGAGCAGGAGTAACAGGAGTAGCAGGCTCACAATATTTTTCTAATCCACAAGAGCAGGTAGAGTATAGAAACGGAGGTTCATTACCTAAAGCTCAAGTTGGTAATGGTGAAATTAAAATACCTAATGATTACTTGACATTACCTATGGCTAGCATTAATAGTAATGTACCTAAGTTTAATAATGTTCCTGGTCCATTTGCTGTTCCTAATTATGCACTTGGTATTCCTGATTTTGTATTTTATGATTCACCTGTAACATTAGCTTCTAATCAAAATAAAGATAAATTTCATACAGTTTCTAAAGGTGAAACATTAGGGGCTATTGCAAATAATTATGGTGTAAGTGTAGCAGATATTATAAGTGCTAATGATATAAAAAATCCTGACTTAATTAATATAGGTCAAACGTTTAAAATTCCTGCTGTAAATGTAATAGATTCAGGAAATTCATATAAAGTTAAAAGTGGAGATAATCTAAGTAAAATTGCATCTTCCTATAATACTACTGTGAGTGAATTACAAAAGATAAATAATATAAAAGATCCTAACTTGATTAGTATTGGTCAAACTCTTAAACTACCTAAAACAGTAAATAAAACTGAAGATCTTAAAAAAGATTTTTATTCTGTTGATGATTTGGAAAAACAACGTCAACAAATTAATTTAGGTACAGATTCAAGTATTGTAGTTCAATCTCAAATGTTAAATAATCCTGATGAAAGATACATCATGGTAAATAAAAGAACTGGTAGAATGCAAGTTTACCAAGGAGATCAAATACTTGCTGATTATGAAGTATTAACTGGAAAAAACCCAGGTGATGCACAAACAACAACACAAACAAGTGTTTATTATAATGGAAAAAAACTTGATCAAGATGCTCTTAATAAAGCCTATAAAGAAACAGGTTCTAAATCACTAAATGAACTTTTAAAAAATAAAGGTTATTCAAGTAAAGTTGATTGGGATGCCGGTAATTTATCAACAGGTGCTGGTAAATATACATTAAGTAATACTACTCAAAAAGGTCCAGCTAAATATCAATATGCACCAAGCTTTAATTTAGTAAATCAAAATAATATAGAAGTAAGTACTGCAATACATGGTACTCCTATAGGTAGAATGCAATATTATGATAATAATAATATTGAAGATAATAGACAATCAATGGGTTGTATAAATGGAAAGTGTTATGATCTTCAAGAGTTATATAATATGAATTTACCAAAAGGTACACCTGTTTATATTCTTCCTGAAGATTCTGGAAATTGGTTTGAAATGGTTGACGGAAATGCAGTACTAAGGACTACTAAGGCAAATAGACTTGCAGCAGAAAAGTATACAGATGAATTAGGAAATCCTCAAAAAGGTCAAGGTTTAAATTATAGTCAAAATACATTAAACTATGAACCTATATATCCATTATTAGATGTACAATCTTTTAAAGATCATGCATTTAATGAAAGAGGTTTATTGAACAAACTTACATTTGATAATAGTGATGAAGAAGAATTTCAAAAATATACTATACCTTTTATAAATTCTTTAGTTGAAAATAAAAGAGATATAATGACAGCTGCACAAATTAATAGTGATGCTTATAATCAAATTGCAAAAGTAGCTTTTGGTATATATGGTGCAGAGAGTAATTATGGAGATGATAATAATTGGTGGGGGAATGCAATTAGGGGTGCAAAAAAAGAAGTTACAGAATATTTATTAGAGAAGAAAATTGAAGATATCCCATATCTTAGTGATCGTACAGGTGGTCCAGATATATTTAAAGAGTATGAAGGTTTTATGCTACCTTCAGGATTTAAAATGAAATGGTTTGGACCAATTCCGACATTTAAGAAAAAAGCCGGTAATACAATATATAATAGTAGTGGTTTAACACAACTTAGATGGGATGATGTTAATGATGATGAATTAAAAGCTTTAGCTAAAGTAGGTATAACTAATATAGAACAATTTTTTGATCCTAAATTAGCAGCAATTGGTACTGCCGTAATACTTGGTGTTAGATATAACCAACAACTTACAAAAGAAGAGAAAAAAAATCCAATGCAATATTTGCCAACAAAGTGGAATTTGGCTAAAAATTATCCTAACCGTGTTAAAGAAAATGCACAATTTTTAGATTTTGTACAAGAAGGCAGACTTGGTAATTTTCAAAAAGGTGGTGAATATACAGTACAAGTTGATGAAGAAACTTCAGATTTAGAAATGTATAAAAATTATATAAATGGCTTATATGATGGTACAGAAATGGAAGCTGCAGCAAAAAGACTTTATGATAAACTTAATAGAGTTTACTATAGAAAAGCAAAAGGTTTAGGGATGTCTGTACCTAATTATATTATGACTAATATTATTAACAGAACTAACTAATAATTAGATATATTGCATAATTATTTGTATATTATAACTATATGGGAACGAAAAGAAAATTAAATCAAAAAAGTTTATACCAGGAAGGTGGTGCAATGTCATCCACTAATTCTGCTAATAATACTAGTAGTTTAGCTCAAGACATTCAAAGTCAAATGCAGTTGGGTGTATCTCCTTCTATTATATATAGAGATATGCTTGTTTCATATTTGCCTGCAGATGAGATAAATGCAGCCTTCCAAGAACTAGGATATTCCCAAGATGATGTATCAGATTTATATGAGCAGGTTGTTGAGATGATGAATGAACAACAACAATCTTCTGAGTCTACTATGCAAGAAGCACAATTTGGTGGATGGGTTAATGCTCCTGATTATTATTTGCCTATGGATCTAGGTAAGAAAGGAGATCCTTTGAATGCTGCATTATTTGCAGGTAAAGCTGTAATGGATTTATTTGGAGGTAAGGATAGAGATGGTGATGGCTTTAAAGATGGTGCATGGAGAGATTTAGGTAAAAAAAGAAAAGCATTTAAAAATTTTAAAAATCAAAAATTACAATCATTCATTCCTGATACTACATCAGATACAATAAATTCTGATAGTTATGATCCTGAGCTTGAAGTGGCAAATTATTTAAAACAAGCTCGAGATAAAGAAAGAAGTGAGTTATCTATTAGTGAACCTGATTTTCCTGTAACATCTTCTACAACATCTGCTACAACACCTAAACCAACTACAACACCAACTACAACACCTAAGCAAACACCTAAGCAAACACCTGTAGATTACAGTTATTTAGATCCCGCAATATCACAGATGTTAGATTTTGAAAGTAAGTCAGGTGGATATGATGCTTCTATGGGAGCTTACGGCCTAACAAACTTAGGTGCTAATAGATATATGATGGGTCCAAATAGTTTAAATATAAATAGCCCAACATTTAGAGCAGATTTAACAGAAAGAATAAAGCAAGATTATGCTCCATCTTTAGCAGGGTTTGCTCAAGAAGCTCAACCTGCAATGTTAGACTATGCATATAATACAGGAAGAGATCCTAGAATTTATATGCTAGATGCTTATTTAAAAGAACAAGGTCAACCCGGTCTATCAAATAGGGGTGCATATAAAGATGCAATGCAAGATTATACTTGGACTGATAAAAACCTAGAGCAACAATTTAACACAGAGTATGATAAATATAAAGATGCTATTGGTAATCTTAGTGGTCAAGATCAGTTGAGACTTATGAATGAAGGTAGAAAATTTTATTACAATAATATAAATCAAGTTAATGGTCAACCAAATCCAGCAGCACAAGCTACTTGGTTGCAAAGACCATTTTATAAATCAGGAGGACAATTACCTAAAGCTCAATTTGGTATACCCACTACGGCAGATAGTTTAGCATTATCTATGAATGAAATAGAAAAACGTAAATTTTATGAAAATCACCCTATTTATTG